GATTACATGAAACAGAATCCTGATCTATTCGATCACACTTGTATATATCTTGATTCTGATTACATTGTCGATTGGTGGGAAGCTGAATCCTACCTTTATGACAACTTCGATTCACCTTATATGGAGATTACAAAATGAGACTTGATTCTATATACATTATTCTTAAAGAATATATTGAAGAACAAGAAAAACTACAATGTAGATGGCCTTGTGATGCTGAATATGACGTTCCAACTTGGGATAAAATTTATGATGCTTTAGAGATTATTGATTCGATAATTAATTACGAACCTAGTGATGCTGAATTAGAAGCATACAATAGTTCCTATTCTGACCCACCTCATGTAAGAAATCAAAAAATGCTAGAAATGAAAAGTGCATCTCATGGAAGGAGGTTTGTATGACTAACTTCGCTCCAATGACACGTTACTCTAGGTGCAAAAGATACTCAGGTGCCTTAATCAAATGCCCTGAGTGTAACGCAGTTGCTACTATCTATCATCTTTCTTGGTCAGCAATTACCTGCCAAAGTTGCAAAGGCATGATAGATAAATACGATTGGTTCATAGAAAAAGGTAAACATTCAAAACTATAGGAGAAAACTAATGCTTAAAGAAAGATACGAACTATCTATCGACCCTATCGAAGTTCCTGAAGAAGATATTGACTTGTTTATCGTTGATGGCAAGTTTAATACAAGAAATCATAAAGCTGTCGATTGGCTTTGCACCAAAATTGAAAATGGTCAAACAAATTTGGTTTTAGATATTCAAGAATTTGAGGAGGACTAATGCCTAAAGGTAAATACTACGAATACCAAATCAAACGTGGAGCTTTAGATGATGATTTCCTTTCTGGTAATATTGATCAACTTCAATATGCCAGAGAGTCTCTTGACCTAGATCTTAAATACGAACCATATATATTAGCTCAAACTATCAATCCTGAAATTGCTAAAAAACAACATGAAAACCGATAACAACTGGGGTATTAACTTTCCTAAAAATCCTTATGATGGTCAGGTTTTTTATTACCCTCATACTAAAGATACCTTTACTTATATCGTTCCAAAGATTCAATCAGGTACAGGAGAATGGTTACTTATTACCTATCAAGATTTTTCTAACTCTTTTTAAGCTGCTACTAACTGATCTTTTTTTACCATCTCTTGAAACTCTGCAACCTTTTCTTTAAATAACGCACCACAACCTATCAACTCCATAGCAGTTACCCATCGAAGTTGTAATCCGTTCTTCCTTATTATACATATCAATCCCCTTTTTGCTCTAACTCCAGTTTTTTCATATAATCCCTCGTTATACGCTCCTATCTGTAATAAATGATCCTGTAAATATTTTTCTGGTTTATCTGTATCTTTTCCATATGTTTTGAAATCTACTATTGTTAGTTCTGAATGGCCGTCAGGGTTTTCTGTATCTATTAAAGCGTCACATTGACCAGCATAACCTGATGAATGGTTTATATTAAATTCACTAAGATGAATGGCTTTTATATCTTCTAAAAAAGGCTGTATATTTCTGGTGTACTCACTACAAGCCCATTGTTCCTCGACTTTATTTTTACCATGTATGGCATTTTGTAATGCCCATGTTGTGATTGCTTGACTAGGCCGTGCCAAGCCATCTTCATAAGTTTTCCAACCATTGCGTTTGTTTGCTGAATTTATGGCCAGTATAGACGCTCTTTTTAAAGTTCTCTCACAATATGAATGAACCGCAGTACCAATACTGCAAGCTAAATCTCTATATTCTACTGACCCTGGTTTTTTAGTCCATTTCATCAGGGCTTTTTTTTGTTCGGCAGGGGCAGTATGTTTTAAGATCGAAGTTACTGAATGGTATTCTCTTTCTTCTTCATCCCTATAAACTCTGTGCTGACCAGAATCATCACGCACCAATGATGAATGACGTAATCCTGCTAATAAGTTTTGCCTGTCCTGATCTTGAGGTAAGGCAAGTGTCATTTGTCTATAAAGATTTTTCTTAACTTTAGCTGGCCTACGCTTGAATTGCAAGATAGTCATTATTCATCGTAAAAATAATAGGGTCTAAATCTTATTGCTAATATAACTAACGCATCTATCCATAAATGTGCATATTTAAATTGATGCTCTTCTGGAATCTCTCCAGATACAAATTCCCAAAAAATTGCAGCAAAATTATCAAAACTTTCTAATTTAGATTTTGGTAGGTAGGTATGGACTCTTAAAAGAGCTTCTTCTGTTGAAGATCGAGGCAATATATTATCTACATTCGGATAAAATAATATATGCTTCATTAAGTTAATCATAATGAAAATCATTGGTAAACAAAATATAGCAGTCAATCTTAACAAAAAAACCTAGTGATACTAAAGGCTTTTGTTTAACAAGTTAAACACTTAACGAATGTATGAACTTCTTAAAACATCTTCTAAGAAAACAATACATTCGTTAGCTATTTTAAATATTACAAATTATTAATCACTCAAACTAAATTTTAATAACTGCTTTAATAACTCATCTTCTCCTATCTCATCAAGTATATCTAAATTATCTTTAGATAAGTCTTCAAATATTTTAAAAACCTTACTGTTTTCAATATCTTCATCATTTAAAGGAAAAAGTAATAGAATTTCTGGAATATTCCATCTTATTTGAGTGTCTTTTTTCCAATGTTTACCTTCTATAAAACCTGATCTTATCGGATCTGCTTTCCATCTACGAAGTTTTTGTTCTATATTTTTTTGAGCCTGATCATTTCCTTGATTACTTAAAATATAAGTAGCTCTTGAAGTACCGACCCAGACATACATTTCTCTTAGGTATGAAGCTAAATTTCTTAAATATATATTAGCTTCATGTTTATACATCATCATGCAATTAAATCTCCAATCTTCTGCACTATTTTTTCTTCTTTGTTTAGCAGTTAGTTCAACTCTTAATTTATGCTTTGAAACTAATAATGTCATAATTACCAACCTTTTTTATCTCTAGTTGAACGGGGTCTTTTCCTAAATTTAATGACATTATCACTTCGAGGTTTTTGTGATGTTAGATGCCATCCTTTCCCTTTTGGACATTCGTAAACATATGAATGGCCTTTTCCTTTTGCTCGCATATCTGCTGCGATAACTTTTGCTTCCTCCTCGGATCTATAGCTAACTTTATTGCATTTGTAACAATGATCTAAAACTATAAATCCTTTATCTTGAATGTAGCTTTGAAGGTTAATAAAACTAAGACGTTGCATTGGCGGTTGGTACTTTTGTTTCTATGTCTTTCCATAATTCCATTTCTGGAGCTTCTGGCATGACGGATTTATTATTGAGAGATTCTTTTTCCCATTTTTCATACTTAGCATTTTCTAACGCTTGTTCTATTACTGGTTGGAACATATCATCAATAGCTCTTCTTATCATTGAAGAAACAGAAGTCCCAGGTCGGGCATATCGTTTCAACATTTCATGCTGAGATTTTGTTACTTGAATAGTAATTCTCTGTAAAGCGTTAGCGTCAGAAAGTTGGGACATTTGGGATTACCTCGATAATGTGAGAATGAAGTTTCTTTGCATCCACTATGACATACATTTCTGTATTTGGATGGGGAGCAACAAACTTAGAAGTTGGTGTTTTTTGAATGTGATTATTGAAACACTTAATAAAAGAGTTCAATAAATACTGGGCAGGGCAAGTACCTCTTCTTTTGAAGTACCCACTACCCAACTGATTTCTAAATGAAAGACAAACATCTTCTGGTTCTAGGTTCGCTCCAAAACATATTGCATCCATAAAACTTAAGATTGGAGTTTCTGCCCAATGCTTATCTCTTGCTAGTAATGAAAAGGTTAAAGCGACTGATTCACTAAAACATCTAAAACTTTTTCTTCTTCTAGCAATTTCTTCGATCATGCTTTCTACATAATCTTTATGTAGGTCATACAATTTCGTAACTTCAGTATGGGCAGGAGTGTGATTACCTGACCATTTTACTTTTGGATACTGGTAATAAAGTTGATAATTTTTTAAAGCTGCTGCAACAGTTTTACCTTTATTACTTCCTAAGATGTCTAGTGCATCTCCAGCAGTTCTTGTAGCACCTGTATCAACAACATTAAATATTGCAGGGTCAAGATTACGACCCAACATAATTTGAATGGGTTTCTCTGCTCTTACTACTGCTGCAAGTCTGTGCTGACCATCAAGAATATTATTTTGATTGTCTAAAGCAATACCTTGAGCAGTTATATACCAGTTACCACTTTGAATGGTGCTGGTTAATCTTTCAAGATGTCTTCTCTTGAACTTTCTGTTTTTTTGTTTTGTTTGGCCTAGTAGTTGCGATGCCCATTGAGGGGTCATGGTAACTACTTCGAATGTTGGAGTAGTCATATTAGGGTAAGTTTTTAACAAATTAAATCCTTATGCCATCATAATAGTTCATTCGTTGCATCTTTGCAACTATATCTTTACATAAAAAAAACTGCCAGCGATTAAACTGACAGTTCCTTTTCCGTATGGGCAATGACCCTTCTCTATTATCCTCCGAAAGGATCTTCGTAAGATAATAGTTTTGTTAAATCGAAACCTTTTGACTTAGTTTTTTCCCAAGCTGCTTCAAGTGCTGATTGGTCATCTTCGTCTTGTGGTTCAATTTGAATGTCGTAATTCCAACGACCTCCTTCTCTGTCTAATGAAAGAGAAAGATCCCATGCCATAAGATTTTTATACTTTCTGTTTAAAGATAGCTTTCTGATCTTGCTAAGAATCTGATATTGGTCTGCTTCTAAGATACGAACCATTTTGTTCTTGTAATCAAAGATAGGCCAAACGTAAGTTTCTCTTGGATCTGCTGGTTCTGTACTTTGGAATTTTGTTCCTCTTGTATATGAACCACCCATTTCAGTTAGAATCTCTTCTTCTGAGGGTTTGCTGATAAACCTGAATGATTTACCTTTTTCTCCGTGGACTGACTCTCCGTAGATTTTCCAAAAGATTAGGGGATCTTCTTCCAATAATGCGAAAGAAACTGGTTCTTTTGGATCAACTTTAGATGGGTTTAAGTAAGAAGAAACAAGTGGGCGATCCCCCTGCTCTTCTGCTTTTTTGACTTTTTCA